ACCCGCAGCTCGTGAGTTTGGTGGACGCCGGGAGGCTAATGCTCTGGACCGGCTCGCCGGGCGTGCCGATACGATTTGTTCGCAGGATGCTGCTGACGCCAACGACCTATCAGATGGTCATCAAGGATCCCTGGGGAAGAGAACCTGAGGATAAATCGGACACACACGCGCGGTTGAGGCGTAGGAGTATTCATGCGTTAATAAATAAGTTTGTTGAAGGCGGAAAACTGGCACCGGATTTCGACGTAAAAGCTCTTCAACAAACTTCGCCAGAGTTTGAGAATTTGTTGGAATTGCGGTCAGGGCCTCCCGCGCCACAGTCGAGGATATTCACGTATGTATTCGAACCTGGTGTCTGGATAGGGATGAACATAAATTTACGATCGGACTTAGGTGCCTTGGGCGACCCGCGTTGGCGAGCGACTGCTGGTGAATGCAGACGTCACTGGGCCGTACTATTTGGAGATCGGACGACACATCGAATACCGCGTCGCCTTAGCTGGCCTGAATTAGCGAGAATTTCGGATGCCCAATAATCAAACGACCCGCGAAAGAATTGAGTCGACACACGTTGCCGGTGAGCTTGCGGCAAGCCGGCTATTCTCATTGATTCATGAGCGCTTTTTTGAGCTTCAAAAGAAGGAAGCGCTGACTCAGGCGGAAATCGCACGTCGCCTTGGCGTGTCAGAGCAGGCGGTTTCTAGATGGTTGGTTGAGCCCCGCGATATGCGGGTTAGGTCCGCCGGTCGTCTGCTGGCAGCGCTAGAGGGCCACCTCCTGTTTTCGATAGATCGCTTTGAAGATATACGCAGAGGTAATAATGCCCATAGTCGGAATTCTGAGACGATTTCTGTCGAAGTTGTTTCCGGGGCGCAGCGCACTTCTCTTGGAAGTGCCGTAAGCTCTGCGGAGGTGTTTACAAAACCGCAGGCAGCGATCGCACATGGATAAGGAATTTTGGCGTCTGCCACATGGGTTTACGATATTTTCTGACGACATCCGACAAGAGGTTGGTGGCAAAGTCACATTAGTAGGTGTCTATAATGGCGTACTACTCACAAACGCATTCCCGCTTATGCTGCCAAAGTTCTGTTTTTCTACTCGATATCGCGAACCCATTATGGATAAGCGGGCGGATACAATAGAATTTAAGATGTTCATAGACGATAATGATGGAGAAAAAGTTCTATTTCACAACAATATTGTCGTGTCGGACTTAAATCCAAACATAGTTTCCGATAAGAATCAAGAGTTGGACGCTACGACATTCTGGGAGCTCGTGGTCAATGGTGCCATCTCGCCCCTTTTGATTGGTGGCCCCTCCAAAATACGTATGCGCGCTTATCGTGATGAGAAAGAGCATCGATTGGGCGCGTTGATCGTCCGTACACCCACGGAAGCAGAACAAATTACCCTTTCAGGCGGGACCGGCGATGGAGCCGACGATGACGCCGTCTGAGAGCCAAGACCCGGAAGCGTCCGTGACGGTCACGAAACCGGTTCTCAAGGCGCGCCCCGTCGCCAAGCGGGATACAGACTACAAAGCGCGGGTCGCGGACCTGAAAAAGACCTATCCGAAGATTTTGGCGCGGCTCGCTGAGTAGCGCTACCAGCAATGCGCCCGGTCCCCTGGGTCCCGCATCTTCCCCTCGCTTTCGCGAGGGTTCGTGCGGGATGACGGCTAGGGGGCTGGGGATTTTTGGAGATAGCTGAGGGGGCCTTCGGGGATAGCGTTGATGGAGTCCCAGAGGTCGAGCCATTGGGGATTCGTGGCTTCGATAAGGGCGATTTTCCAGGCGCGGCGCCAGCGCTTGATGATCTTTTCGCGGGTGATGGCGGCTTCGATGTCCCCGTGGTCCTCGAACCAGACCAGATGTTTGACGCCATAACGGGTGGCGAAGCCGGGGGTGAGCCCCAAGCGGTGTTCAGAGACGCGGCGTAAGAGGTCGCTCGTCACGCCGGTATAGAGCGTTCCGTTGCGCCGGCTGGCGAGGATGTAAACGCAGCCACCCTTCTCCATCATGCCCCAACCTTAACCGTCATCCCGCGCGCAGCGAAGCGGAGACGCGGGACCCAGGAGACTGGGCGCGATGACTGCAAGTCGACCCCGCCGCCGGGGGTAACGGGCGTTACGGGCCGCCACCGGATGGGCGAAATAGGAAACCACGAAAATGGAAAAGGAAGATTTGGCCGCCCTCATTGAGGGTGAGCCTGAAGGCGTGGCCGAAGAGGAAGCTCAGGTTACGGAACAACCACCGCCGGCGGCGGAGCGACAAGAGGCGGGCGAGACGCCCACCCTCCACGTGTCGCCGCCTCCTCCCGAACCCGGTCACGTTCCCGTGGCCGCGCTTTTGGACGAGCGGGATAAGAGGAAGGCCCTGGAGAAGCGCCTGGCCGATCTTGAGGCCGAGCGGAAGACCGAGGGTCATGCCCCTGAACCGACCACCGCCCAACAGATGTGGGCGCTTCGGATGGATGTCTCGCGGGAGCTGATGGTTTCTCAGCACGGCGAGGCGGAAGCCCAGGCGTTGCATGAGTGGGGGGAGGCGAAGTGTGGGTCTGATCCGCACTTCAATGCTCAGGTCTATGCCTCGAAGAATCCCTACGCGTTCATTCGCCAGGCCCGCCAACGCGAGATGCTTCTCGCCGAGGTGAGCCCGGACGATCTGGATGACTACAAGGCGTGGAAGGCCAGCAAAGCCCAGGGCGGTTCGCCCGCGCCCACGCCGCAGGCCACACCGTCTCCGACTCCCACCCCGCCGCGCTCCCTGGCCAATGCGCCAAACGCGGGCGGGGCAGGCGCCGTCGCCGAAACGCCCATGGGGCCCGGCGCGGCCTTCGCCTCCACCATTCGTCGATAATTCGCCTTGCCGCATCGTGCGGCCGGGCCACTCTTAGATAGGAGCCCCGGCCATGGCCGAGACCATTCTCTCCACCGCGCTTGAGCGTCAGGTGTGGATCACCAAGTACTTCCAGGAATATGTCCGCACCTCGCGGTTCATGCCCTACATGTCCAACGCCGACATCAATAAGGGCGGCATCATCCTCACCAAGTTTCAGCGGGAGGACGAGGCCTTCCGCACCATCAACATCCCCTTCATCGCCCGCCTGAAGGCCGCCGGCGTCACCGGCGCCACGGTGCTGGACGGGGCGGAAGAGGAGCTGGTCAACTACAACTGCCCGATCACCATCGACTGGCGCAGGAATGGCGTCCGGCTCCCCAAGAGCACCACCTTCCGCACCGAGATCAATCTGTGGGACGCCGCCCGCGACGCCCTCATGGTCTGGGAATCGGAGAAGCTGCGCGACGACATCATCAAGGCCCTGGCCATGGTGGTGGTCGACGCCAATGGCACGATCGCCTTCTATGATCAGGCCACGGCGGCGCAGCAGAATGCGTGGAACGCGGCCAATTCCGACCGGGTGCTGTTCGGCTCCAACATCTCCGACTATTCGGCGACCTTCGCCACGGCCATGGCCAATGTGACCACGTCCATGACCGCTTCGGCGGCCATGGTCTCCAAGGCCAAGCGCATCGCCAAGCAGGCGGACCCGCACATCCGGCCTTATCGGGTCGAGGACGGGGACGGGCGGGAATATTATGTTCTGTTCAGCGGCTCGCGCACCTTCCGCGATCTGAAGCTGGATACGAACATCATCAACGCCAATTCCAACGCCCGGGCCCGCGAAGGCATGGGCATGGAGAAGAACCCGATCTTCCAGGATGGGGATCTGCTCTGGGATGGCGTGATCATCCGGGAAATCCCGGAGATCGACACCTATTGCGGGGCGATCTCCAACCCCAACGGCGGCACCGCCTTCAACGGCGTGGGCGGATCATCCGGCGATGTGCGCCCGATGTTCCTCTGCGGCGGCGGGGCTGTCGGCGTCGCCTGGGGCCAGGAGCCGACCCCGCGCACCGACATGATCAAGGACTACGGCTTCCGTCCCGGCGTCGCCATCGAGGAGCTGCTGGGCGTCAAGAAGATCAACTTTGGCGGCGTTCAGAACGGCATGGTCACGGTCTTCGCCGCGGCCTCGGCTGACAGCTAAACGCCGCACCCTTAACCGTCATCCCGGAAAGACGCGCAGCGGCTTATCCGGGACCTAGGGGACTGGATGCGATACCGCGGTTCACGAACCGCCGCGCCGTAACCGGTCCCCTGGGCCCCGCATCTTCCCCTCGCTTTCGCGAGGGTTCGCGCGGGATGACGGTGAAGGGGAGCGTTGGAAAATTCCCCCATCCCTCAAAACTGAAAGGAGCGGATCGCCATGTCGACCGCCTATACGACGGCCCTCTTCAATTCGAAGGTGGGCGCTTCCTCCGGACACGGCATCAGCCGGATGTCCACGCACCTCCACGCCATTTCGGGAGCGATCTCGACCTGGGCGGCGAACGACACCATCGCCGTGGGCTACATCCCGCGCCAGGCCATCGTCACCAATGTGATCCTCAAGGCCGCGAGCCAGCTGGATAGCAACGGTTCGCCCATCCTGGCCCTCGACGTGGGCGTGGTGGGGACCCCGCAGCTCTTCAAGGCGGCCGTGACCACGGTCGGCCATGCCTCGGGCGCCAGCGTGGACACCACCAACACCGCCGCCGGGTACCTCTACCAGAATGCCTCCGGCGCCGATCAGGAGGTGATCATCACCGTCCACACGGCTGCGGCCACGGCCGTCTCCGGGACGCTCGAGCTCGACCTCGAATACTATGTCGAGGATGTCGCCGGCTCGAACCCGTAAGGGCCATGGCCGTGACCGTCGAGGATATCCGCCGCGTCGGTCAGCACTGGCTGCAGGCGGTCACCACGGCCCTCGCCCTGGTGGCCGTCGCCCTGCTGGGCTGGACCGGATCGCAGCTCATCGCCATGCGCGACGATATCCACACCCTCAAGGACGCCCTGCCGAGCCTCGAGGCCCGCGTCACCCGGCTGGAGACTCGCCAGGACAAGGTGATCGAGATTCTCGGCGATCAGGTGGATGAGGCGCGCCGCAAATGACCACGCCGCTTTTGATCGAGGACCTGAAGCGCGACGAGGGCCTGCGCCTCACGGCCTACCAGGATACGCGCGGCGTCTGGACCATCGGCTATGGCCACACCCCGGCCGTGGAGGGCGCGGTCTGGACGGTGGAGGCCGCCGCGATCCAGCTTAGCGCCGATCTGGACCGCACCCTGGCCGAAATGGACCGGGAGCTTTCCTGGTGGCGGGGCCTGGACGACGTGCGCCAGGACGCCCTGGCCAATATGGCGTTCAATCTGGGGGTCCATGGCCTCCTTGCGTTCGGCCACATGCTGGAGGCGCTGCAGGCCCACGATTGGCACACCGCCAGCGCCCAGATGCTTCTCAGCCACTGGGCCGAGGAGGTGGAGGATCGCGCCGAACGCCTCGCCTTCATGATCCGCACCGGGACCCGCCCTTCCTCGGCGCCCCACCTTTCCCCGTCATCCCCGCCAAGCGAAGCGCGAGCCGGGACCCAGGAGACCAGACCGCGCCTCGCCGTCGCGACCCCAAACGCATCGCCCAGTCCTCTGGGTCCCGCATCTTCGCTGCGCTCCGTGCGGGATGACGATTTTGAAGATCAGGAACCACAAATGACCGACACGCCCACGACCAGCCCCACCCCTATCGAAACCGCGTCCCTCGACCTCGCCCGCTCGGCGCTCATGGCGGCGGGGGCGATCCCTCTGGCCCATGGCCTCGCCACGGCCAGCCAGTGGCAGGCCATCGTCGGGGGCCTCATCGCCATCGGCTCGGCGGTCTGGTCCTACCTGGCGGCCCATCCGTCCCAGACCAGCGCCCTCGCCAGCCTCCTCGGCATGGTGCGCAAAGGCGGTCAGGCCCCGGCCTGGAATGGCGATGTCTGGGCCCTTGAGGCCGCTGTTCTCCCCCTCGTGGAGAAAGCCGTCGACGTCCAGATCAAGGCCCGCGCCGGCGTTCTCGCTGGCCCCGTCGATCTCGCGGCCAACGCCGTGATCAAGGACGCCGCCGGCCAGGTGGTCAGCCACCTTCGCATCTAACCCCAGCCCCACCTCCTCGTCATCCCGCACGAACCCTCGCGAATGCGAGGGGAAGATGCGGGACCCAGGTGACCGGTTACCGGGCCAAGGTTCGCGAACCGCAACGCCCCATCCAGTCGCCTGGGTCCCGCATCTCCGCTTTGCGTCGTGCGGGATGACGGTGAGGGGGGAACACCCAACCTTTTGCAAACATGGAGAAAATCATGTCCTGGTTCTCTGAATATATCGGCGATCCCGTCAAAGCCCTGGTGGCCAAGGCCGCCGCCAGCGCGGACGCGGACCTCAAGGCCCTGGCCGGTCAGGTCGCCAAGACCCTGTCGCCCGCGCCCATCAGCGCCAGCGCGGAGACGGCCTTCGAGACGGCCATCCAGACCGGCATGGATGCGGTGATCACCGACGCGGTGGGTGAAATCCCCGTG